TTAGCCCTTCCGATCCGATTTTGCAATAGCGGATTTCTGAAAAACGTCCTTGGCCATTTCTGAAATTGCGTTTTCGGACTGTTCTTCCACAGCCTTGCCGGAAGTGGCCCCCATGCGCTTTTTCGTGGCTTCCAGAACGCGCTTTTCCGTCTCCTTGGCGTAGCCCCGATAGGCCTTCGCCGTCTTGTGCTTCGACAGGACCCGGCCTTGGCCTTCGGTCAGGCCCATCTCTTCCAACTCGGTCATGCCGCCATGCCGGCACTTATCCAGGCTGAAGCCTTCGATCCCGAGTTTATCTCCCATCTCCCGAACCTCGTGCGCCAGGTACGTCCCGTCGCCGAAGAGTTGGCCATTCTTCTTGCAGACGATCGACGTGCCATAGCGCGGTGTCTGCGATAGAACCTCTTCCGCGTCCTGGTAGAGCAGCACTGTGGCCCCGTCCTCTTCCGTGAATTCCAGCGGGTGCGAAGCGGATTCGCCGTTCTTCCTATGCTTGATTTGGATCTTGTCCGGATCTGAAGGGCCGCGATAGCCGCTCCAGGCGGCATAGCCGGCGCCGATCGACGAGGGGCGCATCAGCCACTCGAAGGCAAGCACCGCGGCGGCCGCCAATTCTCCCCGTCCTTCCTTGATCGCTCCCCTGGCAAACTCGTAGACCGTTTCCCGGTCGACATGTCCCTTCACGGCCTTTTCCCGCTTCTTCACCGTGACGCCTTCCCAAGGGTTCGGCGTGTCCTTGCGGAACACGTCCGGATGATGCGGCTGCATACGCTTCCACATGGCCTTGCAGTAGGTGATGACCTTCTCCGATGTCCGTGCCGCGCCTTCGCCGTGGAACGCGTGATAGAGCTTTTCCGCCGTGCTGACGCCGACCTGATTGATCTTGGCATCGCCGAAACGGAATAACGCGCCGGTCGCGCCGGCCTTGATCTTCATGTCGCAGACGCGGTCCAAGACACGGCGGTAATCCGGCCGGCTGAACTCCGCGACGCGCTCGAGGAAGCTGTCGTGCTTGAGATAGGCGTTCACCAGCCATTCGACTGTGCCGTATCTCGTCAGGTCAGGCTCTTGGAAGGGATTGCGCTCTTTGCGCCACTCGTCCAGGCGCTCATTCCAGACGGCCGCCGCCTCATTCAATTCCTTCTGCGATAGGTCATGCCCGAGCGTGGCGGAGGTGTAGGGCGCACCGGCCTTTCGGAAGGCGGTCGGGCAGGTCCAGAAATAGGAGATCGAACCGTTCTGTTTGCGCTTGAACGAGGTATAGCGCGGCATGGACACCGGGACCATTAAAGTGCCTCCGGGTCTCCGCCGGCGGCCGCGGCCTCGGGATTGATCACCTTGTCTAGGTCGGTCTTCCGCCATGCCCGGAATTTGCCCTTGCCCGTGCCCATGTCGATAAAGGGCAGGGGCCAAATGGTCCCGACCCTGCTCATAAAGGCATCGACTGTCTTCTCGCCAGCATAAGCGGCGGCGAGCTCGTCGCGTAAGACGGCCGGCCAGCATCCAGAGGGAATGACAGCGTGCTTGGTCATCTTATCCCCGATTTCCAATAGCGCCATCTGGCGGGGCAATAGCATCGTCGATCAAGTCGAGAACTTCGTCTTCAAACTCGGCATGCTCCTTGGCGACCGTCAGAGCGTTGACCAGCTTCCCGACTATCGCCAGCGTTTCCATGCGGCTCATCGTCGGGGCGACGAGTTCTTCTGCGCGGGCGCGGATGTCTGCCGGCAGCTCGTAGAATTGCCGGGTGGCTTCGGTGTAGGTCATGGCGCGAAATACGCCTTCGGTTCGGTGTTGGCGGCGATGTAGAGCGGATGAGCGGGGTGTCCTTCAACCGTCACCTTGAGGGCGGCGAGGTTGAAGAATTCCAGCATCTCGTAAACTTCGCGCGCGCGGGCATGAAGAGCGCCGTGCGTCCCCCACGCGCAAACGAGCTTATGGGCGCTCTTGGCTATTGCGAGAATATGCTGATCGTTGTCGGCACCGATCGGGTCGGGATGGCCATATAGAGCCTTCGGATCGGTGGAGCGAAGGGCAAAGAGGTTGCCGACAATCAATCCGCCGAAACCCCAGGCCTTCGCGAAGCCGATACACCGGCGAATCGTCGGGTCATCCTGGCTGGCGTCAGCCGTGGACGGGTTCAGCATGAGAAAGGCGACCTTGGGCTTATCGCCGTCCCACTGCCGCTCGAGGCGGTACCGGTATGCGCCGCATCCGGAGATGATAGCCGAGGATCTCGTCTCGGTTGCGAACATGTCGAGTGTATCGGTGCTCATACCTCGTTCCTCGACCGAAGCGCGCCGGCATCCGCCAGCGTCTGATTGATAATAGCAGTTGCGAACGGCGCCGCATCCTCGCCCATATAGGACCAGAGGCCGTGAATGGTGAGCGCCAGCACGTGTGGATTGATGCGCGCGGCGCGCCAGAAGCGCTCCTCGTTCATGCCGTGCTGGCGGCGGTGCTCGTCCGGGTGAAGCGGCAGAACCCAGCGGTCGGAAACCTTGCTGCCTTTGCCCCGGCCATAGTGGCCGTACCGGGGCGCGGCAAAGGACAGGTGCGCGGCCTCGACGCCATACCGGCCGGAGATGCAGCACGGCAGTTCGTGAATGAACGCCAGATAATCCTTGTTCTTCGTCGGCTTCCGCTTTGGCGTCGGATCGGGGCGGGCGGAATTAGCTATGCGGTAGGCCATCACGCGCCCTCCCGGAGCATTTCACGCTGCACCTGCTTGATTGTCTTCCCGGGAACCCGGAACACGCGCAGCACGCGCGCCTTATCGCACTCGAAGGAAATGCCAGGCACCCTTGCGTCAGGATCGGGCATCAACTCGCCGATCGGCTCGACCTCGTAGACTTTGCCGCGCCCGGAATAGTGCATGCAGGCGTAGACCAGCGCTCCATCCATGTCAGTGCAGACGTAGACCTTGCTGGTGTTGCAGACGCCGGCCGCGCCGAAGCGAGCCGTAGACGGTGCCTTGGTCTTTGCCGGCGGCAGGACGAACTGGCCGACAGTGAGCCCGCCAAATCCTCCATGGAAGTATCTGACCGCCGCCATCACGCCCTCCCGGTCAGCTTGCGCGTCCGCTGCAAGGCGTCGAGCTGCTTGTTGGTGGAGGCGGCCGGGCTCGTCTCGTCGCCTTTCGCCTTTGCAATAAGCCTCTCCAGCGGTAAAAGGTGGTCCTCGACGGCCTTCGGCTTGAGAGGCGGCAGGCCGAACTTTTCGAGATATTTCCGGGAATGCTTCGCCCAGACCTTCTTGCCCCAGCTCGTCGAGGCGAATTCCCATGGACGTGCGGCGCGCAAAGCCTTCTTGCGGGCGGCCAGATCAGCGTCGGCCGGAAGGTTGCGATGAACCTCGTCGATGACGTGAGAGGCTGTTTTCTGCCAATCGATCATGCTGCGGCTCCCGCATTTCGTTGCGTTGTGCCGCGCTCGACGCCGATCAGATCGTCGAGGAAGTCGAGGACGGCCGTTTTGCTTTCCTGAAATTCCTGCTTGCCCATGGCCTTCATGGACTGGCTTTTCGCCACGTACCGGGTGACCGTCGCCTCCTTCACGTCGACGACGGAATAGGGATCGATCGGCCGGATGAACGCAGCCATGCGAGCGGCCTCGGCCTTCGTGCTGCAGACGATCGTGTGAGCGTCGCTGTAGCCGGTCCGGATCAGCGCATAGGCGCGCAGGTGCTCTGCGGATTCGGCGAAGGGCAGACCGGAATAGTCCTCCGGCAGATTGCGCCAGGCATCATTGACCGCAGCGAAATAATGCCGGTGGCTGTTCATGCTCCGGTCGTTGTGCTCGGCGAGCGTATAGAACTCGCCGACCACGAAACGCTTGTCGCACTCGCGGGCCCAATGCCGGTTCGCCGGCTCGAAGGCCTCGCCGTTCCAGGTAAGAAGAACCGGGCCGCCCATTGTCAGCCTGCCATCAGCGGATGGTTGCGGAGCTCGTCGTTCGCCGGCCGGCTCGGCTTACGCGCGATTGCCGCCTCGATTTCCTTCTTGAGAGCGAGCGCGTCACCGGGCTGCAGAGCCCAGAAGCGTTTCAGCGGTTCGCGGTTCGCGTCCTGCCACTTCGCCACAGTCTCAGGTTCCGACTCCTTGATGAAGCGCATCACCTCGTCGGCGAACTTCCCGACCGGTACGTTTTCGAGCGCCCAGTTGTCGCCCCAGGTGACGGTGATCGAGTTGTCGGCGCCGATCGCGCGCATGCGGTTGTCTTCGCGCTCCTTGAGGACAATTTCCGTGGCGGTGAGATCGAGGATCTTGGCACGGTCCAGCTCGGCTTCGTCGTAAAGCCCGGTGAACTGCTCTGGCCAGCCGGCGCGTAGCGCTTGCATCTCAGCGCACTTGGCGATCATCAGGCGCGGCATGCGCGCCCAGTTGCCGCTGTCGTCGAGCGTCTGATTGCCGGTCTTGTAGTTCTTACCGGTCTGCTCGTTCTTGGCCCACTCCTCCTTTATCGGAGCGAACTCGTCCCAGAACGACTGACCGGCGACCTCGTACCATTCGCCAGACTTCGGATCCTGCTTCCACAGGAAGACGGTCGCGGACACGATGCCGTGCGGGTTCAGCGGTCCTTTCAGCGACGGATCGAACTCGTAGGTCGCGGGCTTGCTCGCTGGCCGGTAATCGCCGCAGCGCTGCGCGATGACGCGCTGGCCGTCGCGGCTGATGATGATGGTCATGTTGCGCTTCTCGGCGTTGTTCTTCGAGAAGACCATCGGGATGATCTGTTTCAGGAACGGGTCGAGGCGCTTGGCCTTAGCCACTTCCATATAGAGATTGAATTCTTCATCGTTGCAGTCCTTGGCAATGGTCTGCTTGACCAAGGCGATCTGCTTGGATGTAAGGTCGAACGTGGTGATTGCGTTCATGGTCACTTCCTCCGGACTGTGAGAGAGAACGAGCCGTTGTCGAGCGTGGCGCCGGGAATGGTGGCGTTCGCTTCGCGCAGGTCGGCGGTGAGGGCTTTCTTGTCGAGCTTCGGGGCGGGGCGAGGCTGCTCAATCCAGTATTTGGCCGGAATATCGGCCTCTTCGGTGACGATCAGGGCGGCGGCGCGCTTGGTGAGCGACAGCGTTGCCGTCGGAAGCTTCAACGAGGTCTGATCGGTGGCGAGCATCGCCTGCTCGATCAGGGCGCGGACACGTTCGGACCGGCGCTCGATCGACTTGCGGCGGGCTTCAAACTCGCTTTCCTTCGCCTTCAAGCCGGCGATCAGGACGTCGCATTCGTCAAGCTGCGCGATGGCGGCCGAGATGGCCTCGACAAGGTTGGTTTCGCCCTCGATCGCATCGGCGACCAGCTCGGCGTCATCATCGACACCCTGGTTGCGCAGGCTGGACAGGAGCGACTTGGCCGCCTCAGTCTGGCGAAGAATGCTGTGTTCGACATCTGCGGTCATCAGACGTTCAGTTCCTTTCGGCGACGATTGCCTTGTGGACCTGCTCTGTCTTCCATGCGCCGACGGCGAGCACGCCAAGGACGGTGGCTAGGAAGATCAGGAACAGAGCGGTGGTGTAGGTTGCTCGGTTGAACTGCTTGAGCGCGTGGAGGTCGTCATCGCGATTCACAGCGCAGCGGTCGCAGGTGCAGCCGAACTCGGAGGCGGGGCAGGGCTTCATCACGCGGCTCCCGCCCGCCTATTGGCGTTTGCGGCCTGCTCGCGGGAATACTCGCTCACCTGCAGACACCCCTTGATCATGTCCGTCAGGGCGGCCAGCTTTTCACCCGACAGCTTGATGACGAAAACGTCGAAGTCGTTGTTGAAGCGCTTCCAGGCGGTGTCGCCGCTCGGGCCCGGCGTAATGATGCCGGCCTTCTCAAGCTCCCATCGGCTGGTGTTCGAGAGGAAGAAGGCGAGGTCGCGGAGTTGCGTTGCCGTGATCATGCGGCGCTCCTTTCGGCGGAAATGGAAAGAGGGAAATCAGGGAAGGCAGACCAGCGCTCGAAGCGCTCGACGGTCGTGCCGGGGAAAGCGGCGGCGTCCTCGATCGCTGCAGCTTCCGAGCGGAAGATCACAGCGTCGTCGACCTCGTAGGAGAAGAAACCCTCATCGGTCAGGACGCGGCCGACCTCGTCTTCAATGCGGTAGCGGGTAACCATCGTGCCCATCGCTTACTTCTCCTCCGAGCGGTGTCGGTTTGCTGTAAGGAGATGAAAGCATATCTTTCATTCACGCGCAACCAAAAAGAAAGCATTGCTTTCAATCAAGCGCTCGGCGAAAATGAGCTCTGATCAGGAAATTGATCCTTAATCAGCGCACGTTTATCAATTATGGTGGAGAATAGGAGAATCGTCCTATGGCCGAGACATCGATCGAATGGACCGACGCTACGTGGAATCCGGTCGCCGGGTGCACGATCATGAGTGCGGGATGCACAAACTGCTATGCGATGCGAATGGCGGCTCGCCTCGAGGCTATGGGCGTCGAGAAGTACAGAGGTCTCACGCGCAAAAGCGGTGGCAGGGCAAAATGGACAGGTGATCTCTTTCTAGACGAGGCTGCGCTTGTCATTCCGGAGAGTTGGTCTAGATCGCGAAACGTATTCGTAAATTCTATGTCCGACCTGTTCCACCCAGACGTTCCGGTGCCTTTCATCCGTAAGATCTGGAGTGTCATGGCGAACACGCGCCGGCACACGTATCAGATTCTTACAAAGCGGCCCGATCGGATGGCGGAGGTGCTACGAGATGGATTCGACGTTCTGCCGAATGTCTGGCTAGGGACCAGCGTCGAGGACAGCCGCGTGCTTCATCGCCTCCACGATCTCCAACAGGTTCCCGCACAAATCCGGTTTGTTTCCTTCGAGCCTCTAATCGGGTCCGTAGCGGGCGGCAATCTGGCCGGCATCCATTGGGCAATTGTCGGTGGGGAATCTGGTCCTCAAGCGCGGCGTATGGACTCTAGCTGGATCGATGAGATTTTCGACATGTGTACCGATGCCGGTGCTGCGTTCTTTTTCAAGCAGTGGGGCGGGAAGAATAAGAAAGCAACTGGGCGAAACTACCGAGGGAGGACGTGGGATGACATGCCAGCGTCCTCTATGCTTTGAGGATGCTGTTTCCAATGCGTGTCGCGAGACCAATTGCTTTACCTGCAGGATTGGAGATCGCGAGGAATAGAGAGAACATCGGAACGCCGCTGGCGTTCTTGAGCCTCTTTGGCGGCAGAACCTTGGGAAAGAGTACTTTTAGTCTTTCGTGAACGAATTTCTCGATCGCCTCGACATCGGCTATGCGCTGATAGGCTTCATCGTACTCGCCAAGTAGGTCGACCTTCCGAGGGCGATTGTACCAAGCCTCGATCCAGCCGTCGGTCCCTAGCATCCTGGTAATTGCTGCTCGCTTCTTATCATCCATGCGAGCTGGATCCTTAGTGGCCTGGCGAAATAATCCAGCTAGAGAAACGAGGTACCAAACGTCAATTGCCTCTGTCTTTCTAATTCTCTCCAAGGTGGACCAGTTAACAGCCATCCCATACGGATCAAGGAACATAACGGCGCGTTTGCCGACCCACTTCATTGCTTCGATCTCGGCTTCGATCGCGAGGTTCGCATCTCCGCGTACGATATCTATTCGTCGATCCGGATACTGAGCTTTCAATCGCTCGAGCGCCAAACAATAGCTCTTCTTCTTTTCCATGAAGATGACGCGGTCAAATGACGGTACAACATCAAGGGCTATTTGAGCTGACCCCCGCCGACGTTCGATTTTCTCTTGGACGCCGGGGAGCAGGTCTGCTGGCGTCGCGTTTTGTTTGATAACTCTTTCCCCCGTGCCGGCGAATGCATCGATGTACCAGAGCTCGGAGAATTGCGGCCGGAGCGCCGTGTTAAATGCCTTGAGGTAGGCTTCGACTAGCGACAACTTCAAATCTGTCGACACATTCCCGAATTCGTGATCGCTCAAGTTCTCTGACCTTCCCCGTCGAACGAATATACGAATACCAGGCGAGCAATGCTTATTCGCCGCTCCTCAACACGTAATGGACAGTATGGACCTGCCGGCCATCAAACCGGATTTGCTTGGACGGGTTAAACTGCTCGAGGATCAACTCGCTCTGTGTATGGCGCACGAGCTTTTTTATGTAGGCCAGTTTTGGACCGTGCTCTTCCGTTTGAATTTCGGCGACCACGTAGTCGCCCTTGACGGGCCGGCGACGCGGATTCACGTAGACGGTCTCGCCGTCCTCATAGCGCGGGTACATGGAATCCCCTGATACCTGGACGCCGTAGGCCTCAGGTATTCCACTGAGACTGGGCGGGGCAAAAATGTCGTCGAGGCGATTACCGTTCAGTTCAAATTCTCCATAATCGCCGCCGACCGCCGCGCCGTACAAAGGTATCTTGGGTCCTTTTTGCACAATCTGGCCCGTTTTTACGGCGTTGGCTGGTTCTGATGCAACTGGCTCCTGCGGGAAGGGCTCCCCATGCCCGTATGCCAGCCATTCCAAGCTCACGCCCGAGACACGGCAGATAGTAGTCAGACTATCCAGTCCAACCTCTTTCCCCAGTTCCCAGTTTCCGACGGCGCCGCGCGTCACGGCCTTGCCTTCCTTGCTGAGTAGCTCGGCGAATTGCTCTTGGGAGCGCAGCTTCAGGAATTCCGTTCGGACCTGCTTGATCCGCGCGCCGCGTACCTCGTCGATTTTCCTAATAGGCGTCATTTCGGGAATATGCATCACGAAAGCGATTCTTTCATCGAAAGACATGCTTGCAAATAAATGAAAGTTATGCTTTCACTTTGTGATGGAACAGATTTGCACCAAAGCCAAAGAGATAGCCGGCGGACCCGCCGCCATCGCCAAAGCGCTTGGGGATGTCACACCGCAAGCGGTCTCCCAGTGGAAGCGGATACCTGCTGATCGAGTGCTCGAAATGGAGCGCATCACCGGCATCTCCCGTCATGAGCTTCGCCCGGATGTGTTTGGCAAGGCGCGGGAGGCAGTTGAATGACCTCCGACGCCCAGATCAAAGCTTTCATCGACCGCATCCTTCGCTTGAAGGAGGAGCAGGACACGATCGGCGAAGACATCCGCGATATCTACGCGGAAGCAAAGGCAATGGGCTTCGACAAGACCGCCATGGGCAATGTCGTTGCGCACCTGCGGAAGGTCGCCAAGAAGGGCCACGACACCGTTGCCGAGCAGGGCGCCATCTTCGATTTGTACCTGTCGTCCTACGAGGGCAACGGCTCTCATGCGCCTGCGCCTGCGCGTACACGAGAAAACATTGAGAAATTTGACCGGGAGACCGGCGAAATCCTTGGCGATACGGTCGATGCGAAGCTCGTTGAGACGATCGCTGCCGGCGTGCAGACGGAGATCGGCCGCAAGGCTCTGATCGCCGCCGTCGACATCATGATCCAGCGCGAGGAAGCCGAAGAGCGCCGCTCCGACGGCGGCCTGAACATCGTCACCAAACACACCGAAATCGCCACGGCCTCTCAAGGCGAAGCCGCGGCCCCCAGTGCCGATCGCGTAAGTCCCATTGACGTCTCGGGCAGCGCCGGCGCCAACGCAGGAGGCGAAGATGTAGACCGCAGCGCGGAGCGCGCCACCGCCGCACGTAACGAAGCGGATGCCACCGTCACCCCGGCATCCGCTTTCACGCCCAAGCCCAGATCCGCACTCCGGCCGAACTGCCGGAACCCTGAAGCATGCGCCGGCTATGGCGATCGTCACTGCCATGCGTGCACCGTCGCAGTGCGCCAGCGCGCGGAGGAGGTAGCCTAAATGCCGTTCAACCCCTTTTACCGTTTCAGCAAATCCGAGGACGCCATGGCACAGCGCGCTATTGAACGCGGCGTCGGTTTCGATCGCGCCCAGGTGTCGCGCACAGACCTTTCGCAGATGGTCGCCGATTTCGCCGCCAAGACAGGCGTGCGCCGGTTCGATCAAGGCGAATCCGGTTCCTACGAGGGCGTGCAGAGTTTCCTGCTGTCCCGCGGCTACGAGCTGCGCCGCCGCGTCCACAAGTTCGAACTGAAGAAGGTCGGAACGGGCGGCCGCGCGAAGTCGATGGATTGGGACTGCGTTCTCGACTTCGTCGACCAGCTGCGCGTCTCCGAAGGACGCGAGCCACTCAGGAGGGCTGCCTGATGCCACTGATGTTCTTCCTGTTCCCGGTGTTCCCAATGTTCCCGTTCGTCGCCGTGCTGGCGGCTTGGGAAGACATGCGGGGATCGAAGCAATGAACGCGCTCAATCTCGGCAACGACGAGCGGATCAAGAAGGGGGTCTCCCATGTCTAGTTCTCTTTCGATCACCATTGCCACTACCGGCGCGACTATCTGGCTGCTGCTGTTGCTGATGCCTTTTCTGTCCCGGTTCATCGCCCATGAATTCCGCCGCCGCGGATACACCGCAAAGGATTGAGCGCTTTCACCTCCTCCCGAGGCGCTCAACGCTGGTCCCGGTCCTCCTCCTCCCGATCGGGACCAGCAACTCTCAACCGGATCCGCTTGTTCGCCAGTCTCATCACGACGGCTTGAACAGCGACACCCAAGGGAATGGGGGCCGGCGACGACGAGGTCACGTCGCCGGCAGTAGGGGCGGACGTTGCGGCGGAGCCCCTACGAAACGGAAAGACCTGGGAGGGACCGGCAGCCGTTGGCGCGGTCCGGTCCTCTCCATCGGAAGTAATGCCTGTGCGCATGCGCTTCTCCTTCACAAGAGAAACGATCTCACAGGAGACTCACAAGGTGCTGGAATTCAGAAACACGACCTTGTCCAAACGTGACAAGGCGAAAAGGAATAAGGCAATGTCCGATGTTTCTTATGCGCAAAATCTTTTCAGGGAAGCATTTCCAGAGAAGCGCTACGGCAGTGTCAAGAACCTGTTGTTTGAAGCTCAGCGTTTCATCTCCAAACACGTACGGAAAGACTTCACCCATCGTCGTGCGCGTTCGATCTGGGAAGGATCGGCCCGCCGCATCGACGCTGAAGAAATGGACGCGCTGCGGATCGCAGCAATCGAGGAGAGCAAGCGTGAACAACGAGAAATCCGTGCCCGTCTGGCTGTCCTGGATGCGAAGCTTGCCGCTATCCGTGCGGCTGAAGCTCGCTCGCCGGTGGCAGCGCATCGCAAACGAGCGCGCTGACTGGGTCGAGTACATCGCTCCTGAACTGAAGGACGAGGAAGAGGGCCAGAATGACGACGATCACACCCCCAGAGCTAGTTGAATGGGCCGAGCGTCAGATGGCGCAAAAGCGCACGTGGCTCGAATGCCACGGCCCCAGCTCAAAGCGCCCTCGTCCAGAGCATGAGAGCGACAACAAGCTGCATGACATCGCCATGCTCGAAGCCGTCGTTGCTCTTTGCAAGGGGAGGGCGGCGGCATGAGCGCGGGGAGGGCAGGCATGACCTCAGTCGCTCATTCTCTGCGGGATTTCCTCGCCGGGCACCGGGCTGATGTCGGGTGCCTCATCCGGGCCCACGTCGGCTCCGGCTCTTCGATCGGTGGCTCCGGCAGATCTGGCGGAGCATCCGGCGGCATATCTGGCGGGAATTCAGGGTCATTGGGCTTCGGAATCGGGGTCTTAGGCATTCAGGCCTCCTCTTTGATGGCGCAACCGATACTGGGCAGCGTTTGTTCCAGTGGCCGGGAGGTGAGGCATGACCTTCCTGGAAGCCTACGCCAAGTTACGTCCCGACACGATGGCGATCGCCGAGGCCTTGGATATCAAGGAACACGAGGCCGACAGCCTCATCAACATGAAGATGAACCGTGATCGTCTGGGCCCGACGGTATGCCAGATGGCGGCTTTAAACGCCCCCCGTAAACCCGTTCGTTTCGCCGGCTTCGACGAGACTGAAAAGTCGTGGTGGTGAAATGGCCAAGATGCCGTGGATAAGGTTCTTCCCTTCAGACTGGCTCGCTGGAACGCGCGGCATGAGCGCCGTCGAAACGGGCGTCTACATCACGCTCATCGCGACGATGTACGAGCGCGGAGAGCCGATACCGGAGGACCATGGCCGCCTGGCGCGTCTCTGTGGTTCTTCCAATTCCGCTTTCGCCAAGGCTATCGAGACGCTGATCGACGAAGGAAAGATCACCCGTGTCGACGGTGGCCTTTGGAATGATCGTGTCGAAAAAGAGCAAGTCTACCTCTCGGAAAAGTCAGAGGTAGCCCGACGCGCAGGAATAATTTCTGCGGAAAAAAGAAAACAAAATCAAAGCGGCGAGGCAACGGACGTTCAACGGACGCTCAACGAGCGTTCAACAAACCAGAAGCCAGAAGCCAGAGTAGTAAAAGAAGAACCTACCGGTTCTTCGAAAAAGCGCGGCACTCGGCTTTCGGATGATTGGACGCCGGACATCGCCTTTGCCGTTTCGGTCGGTCTCTCCCAAGCCCAAGCTCTTACCGAAGAGCAGAAATTCCGCGAGTGGTGGCCGGCTCAGCCCGGCCAAAAAGGCGTCAAGCTGGATTGGGACCTCACTTGGAAGACCTGGTGCCGGAAGGCCGTCGAGCGACTGCCTCGCCAGAATGGTCACGGGCCACCTCGGCCGCAAAGCCCCTCCATGCAGCGCCACCACGAAATCCACTCAAGGCTGAAACGAGAACTCTACGGTGAACCAGATGACGAATTTGCCGTCACGACTGTCGACCTTGCAGCAGGAGATTTCCGCTCTCACTGAGAAGCTCGGACCGGCCAGCGCCGACGAGATCGGCCAGTGCATCGAAGGCCTCATGAGCGGCGGCATGCGGGTCTCCGAGAGCATCACCGCGGCGAACCCGATTGAGGAATATCGCCTGTCCCTGCGCAACGTGCCGGTATTCGGCCTGCGCCGAGCCTACGTGAAGCTCAAGCGCGGCGAATACGAAAACATCAACCTGGCCTTCATCCCCCTGCCAGCGGAACTGGCGGCCATGGCGAATGCCGAGTGCCGCATCCTGCGTGAGGACCGCATCCGCAAGCAGGAGACGCTTCGTGCGATCGAGGACAGCGTGAGCAGGACGCTGCCGAGCGTCCACGGCCTGATGGACCTCCGCGTCAAGCACCGCGAGCGCGCCAACGAGCTGGCGGCCAAAGGGTTCTATCTGGTCGCCCAGGGCGTCGATCATCAGGAGTTCGCCACGCTCGCTAGGTCGAGGGAACTGCCGGCAGGCTCAATCCTCCTTTGGGCCATCGACGAGGTCTGGTCCCCGATCGCGGTCCGCGTCAACCGGAGCGCCATGCACACGCGCCTGAAGGTCCAACAGACGGCGATCTCACCGGAGCGCGCCGACGAGATAGCGCGGATGCTGGCACTTCCCGACGCAAAAGAAGTCAGCGCCGAGCAGATGGCCTACCGGCGCAAGGTCGAAAAGGACATCGAAGCCGCAGAGCGGGTCGAAGAGGAGCAAGCAGCATGACCATCCATCACCGCACCGTCGACGTCGAGGCATCCGCGAAACTCTGGAATGACGGCTTGTCCGCCTCCCAGATTGCCAAGCGCTTCGGCGTCAGCCGCAACGTGATCGTCGGTCTCGCATACCGCAACCGCGATCGGTTCCCCGCACGACAGAAGCAAAGCCTGGCTCCGGTAAGGCGAGAGCCGGTGCGCAAGCAGGTTCCGAGTCCGTCGCCAGCGCCCGAGGTCGAGCCCGTGCCGCCGACGGCGTACGACGCTGAGCGGCTCACGCAAGCCAAGCTTCTCCACGAACTCTCAGCCGGCCAATGCTGCTGGCCGATCAACAACGGCGGCCCGTACCTGTTCTGTGCAGCGGAAACGACGGGCCGCTACTGCAGCAACCATCGGGCTAGAGCAAACGAGGGATGAGCATGAAGAGATCACGTTGGTACGCAATCAGGGTCGCGCCAGGCTATCAGCGGATGGCCGCCGCGGACGATCGCCTACCGGAAAACCGGCGCATGGAGTCGATCATCGAGCGGAACTGCCGCAAGAATGGCTTCGACATTTTCATGCCGTCGTTCTACGCCGAGCTTAAGCACCACCGGACGAACAAGATCATCCAGAAGCGCTTCCCGTTCCTGGTCGGATATGCCTTCGTCAACCTGCCCAGGCTGAACTTCGAGGAGTTGCGACGCGTCGACGGTGTCGTGTGCTTCCTTCGCGGCGGCGCTGGCGGCCATGGTCCGCTCGAATTTCCAGACGGCATCATCGAGGCGCTGTACTTCGCCGAGCATGAGCGCCGACAGACCTTCCTGTATGAGCAGCATTGCCGGAAGGAAAACGAGCGCCAGGGGCGCGTCGAGCACCTCCGGGGCCAGCTCCGCAAGATACTTCCGAAGGGCAGGAAAGCGCGCGCCTCGATGGTCGAACAGGCCGAGAGGGCTATAGATTCACTGAGCCCGCAAATCAGAGAGCGTGTGCAGAATATAATCAGTGAATTGAACGCGCTCACCAGCGATGTTGATGTTGAAAGTATGCGGCAAGCCGTATAGATTTCCTGCAGTGATTTGCGGTTGTACAGTTGCGGACCTCACGTAGGGAACACTCGCCGGACCGCTGCCGAAAGTTCACACTCGGCGCATAGGAGAAATGTAAGCGTTGTGCCGGTCTCACTAGAAAAAAATGTCTGGGGGTAGAAGACGCGGCAAATATGCAGCGAACGGAGCGCTAATTGTCTGATCGCCGTCCTAAGTGGGGATTCAAGTCGCGATGCCGCCCGGTTTCGATTTGAAGCTTAGCTTCAGGAAAGACGTGGGCCATAATTACCCGCTTCCGGTTTGCGCTAATCGTCCATGGCACTTGTACTGAGGACTCGTCGAGAAAGCGGCGCAATTTTTTCCACCAACGCTTGGCATCAGGGTGTGCAGGCTTTCCAATGGACTTGTAACGATCTTCAAGCCAGTTGAATTCCGATCTGGCGAGACTTCCTGGTGCTTCCTGACCAGCCTCAGCGAAGCTGAATGTATAAGGTCCCGGCAAATTGCCACCAAACCATGGCGACGTTTGGCCACTGTGCTGCATCGTCTGGAACCAACCCGCGAATGGATCGGCGACGATCTCATCAGGAATATTGCGGTCACCAGACGGAATGTTGAGCGCCCCGCTTTTCACATGCCAAAGCGCGTATATCTGCTCTTCCAGCACGTCAATGGCATCCACTGCCTGCCACTGGCAGATGCGGTCCTGTTCTGAAATTTTGACGATCCACGCGATATGTGGCTCGTCGTTGATCCAGGTTCTGATTAAATCGGCGTCATTTTTGGTCGCATAGATAATCATTTTCACGCCTTAAAAAGCCGGAGAAGTCCCTTTTGAAATCTGGCGATAGATATTTCTGATAATAAAGCAATCCGCAATTGGCCGATTGGATCAAAGGTGGGAGTCGTTACGCAAAGCCCAATGATTCCAAGGTAAGAGTTCATTGATCTCTCAAGTTTCGTCTGCGTAGACCAGCCCGGTAGCTCGCCAGCCTCATAAGCTGGAGGTCACTGGTTCGAATCCTGTCGCCGCATAGGCGCCAACAGAATGTACGGTTGATCTTAGTTCGGGCTCAGGAACTATCGCCGGTGGAATTCGTGGCGCCTCTTCGCTTGGGCGTAAGGAAAGAAGACTCAGCACCAGTGCGACGAGGATGCAGATGAGCACGAGGAAGGTAACGCCGGCTTTGTCCATGCCTTATTAGCAGTTTCGAATGTGAGAAATTCGAGGCGATGCCTCATGAGATCGGGCAGAGATGACATCTATCCGTCTGCGCTATGGCGCAGCTTCCCGAGCAGGATCAGGACGGCGCTTCAGGAGCGGCCCATGCGATACCGCATCATCGTAAGCATCCGGCGAAGGCCGCAGCCAGAGACCTTCAAGCTTTTCGGCTTGATTTGCGAAGGACTAGCTTGCCTCAGAGTCCGAAATGCCGACAGCAGATCTGAGCGGATGATGGGTTAAGGTCTCAAATGCGACGGCGTAGCGCTTCCTCAATCCTGGTGCGCCGAGATTATCTTCCAAGATAGAGAGTGCGTCGGCGCGGTTCCCATGGGAGACAATCTGCGCTGCGGCCACAAACAGGTACCAATGCCGTTGCTTGAGCATTCGCTCATCGCTCCGTTCGTAAATCTTGATCAAGTCATGTGGAGTTCGGATCTCATCAAGAAAGGGGGCCGGCCATTGTTCAATAAAGGCAACAATCTCACGAATACGCGCCTTCATTTGATCACTGCCGCTTGCAAACCATCTAACGTGTTGCTCCTTTGGTGCAGTAAACTCAATTGGCTGGTTCACGATGATTTCTGGCGCATCCGCCAAAAGAGATTTGTTGCCCGCCACCAGTTCTAGCGCCGCCTTGGTTACAGATCTCATGCCAAGCCGCATGGCCGGGTGAAGGTGCATTTCTTCGTCCGGCTGATACGTGGGGAAGCAATCCGCTGCGAAGACGATGTCCTGCTCGGCATCCTCCAGGATTCGCGTGTAGGTAAACGAACCCTCTCGTCGTTCGAAGCCCAAGAGCGCCAGTCTTTCGTCGCCAACGGCGTTTAGCGCCGCAAGCAGGTCAGCTTTAATCTCTTTTTGGGTCCGCACCGTGTTCCCCTTTAAGTAGTGCGAAATAAGCAAACCGCGCGGGCAGTCGCAAGACATGAAGCACGTTAGACCCAGCCCTCCCGCGACATTGTTCACCGACATCGACGGGTGCAGCTTCGTCCCGGCCGATGATATGCCGGAATGGGTAGAGACAGCCTTCCTCGATCCAGCGTCGCGGGTCCACAACTTGGACCATCTCCATCTTCGCTTCGCCAGCATCGGCTTCCTTTGGACCATCGTCGGCAACAGCAAGAAGGGAAGACGCGTCATCGGCCAGTGCGAGACAGGATCTCCGCAAGGCACGATGGGCAAGTGGTCTCGCGCCCGTGCTGAAATGCAGGTCAAGCAGTGGTTCGGTCACGTCCCGGATTTCATCATCACCCTGGACGCCGAATACTGCCGGGAATGCGGAGACGCGGAGTTTATGGCGCTGGTCGAGCACGAGCTCTATCACGCCGCCCAGGACGTCGACACGTTCGGCGCGCCGAAGTTCAGCAAAGCGACCGGGCGCCCGGTATTCGTCATCCGTGGTCATGACGTCGAAGAGTTCGTTGGCGTCGTTCGTCGCTACGGGGCAGATGCTGCAGGTGTCCGCGCAATGATCGATGCGGCAAACCAGAAGCCTGAGATCGCCAGAGTGCAGATCGCACATGCCTGCGGCACCTGCCAGCTTAAAGTCGCGTGAGGCTATTCGCCGTCTCGCACTCTTTGCCGGTAGCGCTCCCGGTCCTCTTCGGTAGCGCCTGTGGAGAGGTCCTCGCCCGGCTGCATGCGCTGTGCGACCGGAAGCCAAGGCCGACCAGGGTTCTCTTGGGTCCATAGCTTCTTCGCTCGCTTTTCTATTTCTGGATCGTCCACCGTCGCCTCCTGTGGAGGGAGATCATATCAGGGCGCTACAGCGGGCACGAGCCACCTTGATGGAGCCTTTACAGAGCAATGGCCAATCCGAAGTATTCCGACGAGGTCAAAACCTACGTCGTGCAGGCGCTCGCTTGTTTCGATAGCCCGGCCGTCGTCGCGAAAGCAGTCAAGGCGGAGTTCGACGTCGTCATCAGCCCTCAGGCAGTCGAGGCCTATGACCCGACAAAGAGGGCAGGGCGGAAGCTCTCGCAGCGGTTCCGTCTGCTGTTCGAAGAAACCCGCAAGACGTTTCTCGAGGATACGGCGACGATCGCCATCAGCCACCGCGCCGTTCGCCTTCGCGCTCTCCAGCGCATGGCCGAGAAGGCAGAGACCCAGGGCAACATGGTGCTGGCATCGTCCTTGCTCAAGCAAGCGGCAGAAGAGGTCGGCGGGGCCTACACCAATCGGCGTGAATTGACGGGAAAGGATGGAAAGGACCTGCCGGTACCAGTATCGCCGGTGACGATCTTCCAGTTGCCCGACAATGGCAGGAGCTGAGCAAGGGCAGGGCGCCCAGACAATCATCCGGCCGCAGGCTGGCCCGCAGACGACCTTTCTCGCTTCCCCAGCTGATATCGCGATCTATGGCGGCTCGGCTGGCGGCGGCAAGACCTGGGCGCTGCTCATGGAGCCGCTGCGCCATGTGGCGAACCCGCAGTTCGGCGCCGTGTTCTTCCGGCGCACGCTGGTGCAGGTGCGAAATGAGGGCGGCTTGTGGGACGAGAGCGAGAAGCTCTACCCGAGCCTGATGGCAAAGCCGAGAGTGGCGCCGGATCTGTCGTGGACGTTTCCGTCTGGGGCGTCTGTCAGCTTTGCGCACCTCGAGCACGACAAGACGGTGTCGAACTGGCAGGGCTCGCAGATACCGCTGATCTGCTTCGACGAGCTCACGCACTTCAGCGCAAAGCAGTTCTGGTACCTGCTATCTCGTAACCGCTCGATGTGCGGCGTTCGGCCGTATGTCAGGGCGACCTGCAACCCGGATGCGGATAGCTGGGTTGCAGAGTTCATTTCGTGGTGGATCAACGAGGATACCGGCCTACCGATACCTGAGCGCGCCGGCGTGCTTCGGTATTTCGTCCGCATCGGTGACGCCATCATCTGGGCTGATCATCCGTCGGAGCTCGCCGATTACACGGCGCCAGACGAGAACGGTAACCCGAAGCCGATCGAGCCGAAGTCGGTGACCTTCGTTCCTGCGAAGCTGACCGACAACAAGGCACTGATGGCGGCCGATCCCGGCTACCTCGCCAACCTCATGGCGCTGCCCACGGTCGAGCGAGAGCGCCTCCTCGGCGGCAACTGGAAGATTCGGCCGGCCGCTGGCCTTCTGTTCCGTCGCGGCTGGTGTGAGGTCGTCGATGCTGTCCCGGCCGGCGCGCGCTGGATGCGCGGCTGGGACTTGGGCGCGACACCGAAGACGGAGAGCAACGATCCGGACTGGACGGCCGGTACCAAGATCGGAAAGCTGCCGGATGGCCGGTACATCGTCGCCCATCACTGCCGCGATCGGCTGTCGCCCTCCGGTGTCGAGCGGTTGATCAAGAACACAGCCGAGGGCGATGGCAAGGAAGTGCAGATATCCCTGCCGCAGGATCCGGGGCAGGCGGGTAAATCGCAGGTCACCAACCTGACGAAGCTGCTGGCAGGCTTCACCGTTCGGGCAACGCCCGAGTCCGGCGACAAGATCACGCGGTTCAGTCCGTTCTCGGCGCAGGCCGAAGCCGGCAACGTGTTGGTGCTTCGCGGTCCATGGAACGAGACTTGGTTTTCTTCGCTCGAGGGCTTTCCAGAAGCGGTGCACGATGACGACGCCGACAGCACGAGCCGAGCCTTCAACGCGCTTCTCAGCGCAAGCACGTTCACGCTGGCGAACGTGTGACCGTCATCGGCTATTACATGAGGTCGCGCTCGCCTTGCCTTCGATAGAACGCGGGGATCAGTCGATACCATTGCGTATACCCCAGCACAGCAAAGATCGGCGTTATTACGAGCGTAGTCTCTGCAGGCGTCGAAAGACCCTTGTACAACAGAACAAAGCCGATCGCTGATGCAAAGATCCCGAGAGGAAATGTCAGTGCGGCGAGCGTCCAGTGACTTATCGCCATTAAAAGAAGCTCGTTTTGGGGGAAAACGAAATTCGCAATGATACTCCCGAGACCGACGACGAGAACTACCAGTATGTAGGCTGCTCTATAGCGCCGCATTCACCACCCCCTGTGCTCATTGCCGGCACGCATGCATACGTTAAGCCCTGCCCAGCTGCAAGCAGCGCGTGCAAGAACAATCTCAGGAGCGGAAATGGCCAACATCATCGCGTTCGTCCGCGACAGCCTGACAAACATGGTCGCCAATCTCGGGACGAGCCGGGACAAGGCGGCCGCCTCGTTCTACTCGATGCCGATCCTTTCTGATGAGGATCTGCTCAACGCCTACCGTGGCGCCTGGCTGCCGCGGAAGATTGTTGACATCCCGGCATTCGACAGCATGCGCGCGTGGCGAGATTGGCAGGCGAAGAAGCCGCAGATCGAGGCGATCGAGGCCGAAGAGAAGAGGCTGAACCTCAAGGGCAAGCTGCTCGAAACCCGCATTAAGGCGCGACTCTGGGGCGGCGCTGCCATGGTCATCGGTACCGGCGACCAGGACCTGACGCAGCCGCTCGAGGTCGAGCGCGTCGGCAAAGGTGGCCTGAAGTACCTCACGGTCATGACGCGCCGCCAGCTGACGGCCGGCGAGATCGATCGGGATCCGGCCTCGGAATGGTTCGACAAGCCGAAGCTCTACCAGATCAGGTCTGCAGAAGGCATGCAGGTGGACATTCACCCGTCGCGCCTGGTCGTCTTCAACGGCAACCCGCCGCCAGATGATGAGATCGTAAGGACGACGTACGCCGGCTGGGGCGACAGCGTGCTCCTGTCCGTCGTCGATGCGATCAAGCAGGCGGACGGAACGGCAGCGAACATCGCCAGCCTCGTGTTCGAGGCCAAGGTCAACGTGATCCGTATCCCGGATTTCATGCAGAACCTGGGCGACGAGCGGTATCGGGCCAAGATACTCGAGCGATACACGCTCGCGGCCACGGCGAAGGGGATCAACGGCGACCTCCTGCTCGACAAAGAAGAGGAATACGAGCAGAAGCAGGCGAGCTTCGCCACGCTGCCCGAAGTCCTGATGTCGTTCCTGCAGATCGTATCGGGCGCGGCCGACATTCCGGCAACGCGGCTGCTCGGCCAGTCTCCGGCCGGCATGAACGCCACGGGCGAAAGCGACCTGCGGAACTACTACGACCGCCTGCAGGCCATGCAGACTGTCGAGATGACGCCAGCCATGATGCGGCTTGACGAATGCTTGATCCGTAGCGCGCTCGGGTCTCGCGACCCGGACATCTACTATGAGTGGGCGCCGCTCTGGGGCATGTCGGAGAAGGAGAAGGCCGAAATCTTCAAGATGAAGGCGGATGCCGCTCGGGCGCTGGCCGGCACAAGCACGTCGCCGCCGCTGCTACCGATCGAAGCCCTGTCGGACTCGCTGGTCAACACGTTCGTCGAGGACGGCTCGCTTCCGGGCCTAGATGCGGCGATCGAGGAGCATGGCAAGCTGAGCGAACCGGACGAAGACGAGAGGCGCGCTGCCGTTGGGGAGGAATAGGCGTCGCGGATCAGGTCGCGTTGTTGCCTTGATCGGTAAACGTCATCGAGCCATCAAAGAAGCCGCTCTTGTTTCGCAGCCGGAACTCGCTCACGTGGCTGTCTCCGAAGATGTCGCGATAACGAATCTCACCATAGACATAGATTGCCTCAGTTCCTGAGGCCAGATTCTGGACGGACTGCGATGAAATGGGAGCTGGGGCTGCGGCCATTGATCGACTACTATGCCCCGCTCCAAGGGACATAACAGACGCGGGAGGCAACTCTACGAGTGCGAACGACTCGGGCGCGGCAGGTTGTGGCCGGATCCCGATCCTGACATGAGCTTGCAGATCTAACGCCGGAGTTTGCCCGGTATTCTTAAACCCGATACTGCCTATGGGGCGTGAGTTTGGCAAAACGTAGTCCAGATGCTGCCCACCAGCATCGCACGTCAAACTGGAGCCTTCGACTAATACGTAAGCCCGCAGTTGTTTTTTTGCGATCTCGGCAGCTTGAGATGATGCCTCCCCGGCAAGTCTAGCTGATTCCGAAGCGGCATCGGCCGCGATTTTGGCCGAACGGGCGGATCGATCGGTGACCTTCCACAGAAGCGCTGTGACGATAACCAATACAACCGTAGCTAAGGCGGTAACGACGGTACCGGCTGCACTCCACAGACCCAATTCGGACGGTTGTGGCCCCAAGTAGATCGACACTGCCCATCCGAGACCAAACGCTATCAGTGCTGCACAGGCGGCTGCCACCCAAACGGAAATTTCTCTCACAATCACACCTAGGAGCTTAGAGTTGAGCAACGTCGATAGCACATCTGACTACCGCACGGTCAACAACACCATGCACATCACGGCTTAATCAGCCGATCGGCTCTAAGTGGTTGAGAAACATAAATGTCGAGACTAGCCGCTCATCTTCCTCGCTAAACTCCAGCAGGAAGGCCTCCTTGCCGTCCCACGTTTCGTAAGTCTCTCCAAGCACTGCATTCGACCCACCCGACAGATCTTCGATCGTCTTTCTGAGCTCACTCGGCACTCGGTAGCGAATTACCCTGGGCATTGGCGCATCTCCTAAACGGGACGCATACCATGAAATTCACCGACAATGCACCGATCGCGGGCACGCGACGGACCGCCGACGGCTACCTTGTCGCGGACGTGCGCACCGCTCGCACCGGCATCCAGCTCTATGCCGGCCATGAGGTCGGCAAACCGGAAATGCAGGTAGTAAAGGTCTACCGGCCCGAGGACCAGGTCTTCGACAAGGCCAGCCTCGGCAGCTACGCGCACAAGCCGGTGACGAACGATCACCCAGCTGAGGCCGTGACCCCGGATAATTGGAAGGCCGTTTCGGTCGGGCAGATCGGCGACGAGATCGCCCGTGATGGGGAATTCGTCCGCATCCCGCTCATCGTCATGGATGCAGCCGCGATCAAGGCGATCGATGACGGCAAGCGTGAACTCTCCGCCGGCTACACCTGCGATCTCGCATGGGAGGCCGGCACCACGCCAGAGGGCGAAAAATACGACGCCATTCAGAAGGATATCCGGATCAACCACGTCGCCATCGTGCAGCGCGGCCGTGCCGGATCGGAAGCTCGCATCGGCGACGGTGCGGGGAAGTGGGGCGTGAGCCCCGTCAACACCCAGATAGCAGATGAAAGGATACCCAAGATGGATCTGCGAAAAATTCTGGTCGATGGGCTCACGGTCGAGACGACCGATCAGGGCGCACAGGCCATCACCAAACTGCAGAAGGACTTGGAATCGTCCGCTGCAAAGTTCGCCGACGCCGAAAAGGCACATCAGGTAGCGCTGGCTGCCAAGGATGCTGAGTTGGCGAAGAAGGATGCCGAGATCGATGCGCTGAAAGGCCGGATCCTTTCGGACGCCGAGCTCGACAAGCGCGTCCAGGCTCGCGCCGACCTCGTCGCTAAGGCGAGCGTTCTCGCCAAGGACGTCAAGACCGAAGGCCTTTCCGACGCGGCCATCCGCAAGGCTGTCGTCGTCGCCAAGCTCGGCGATGCGGCGATTGCCGACAAGTCGGAGGCCTATATCGACGCCCGATTCGACATGCTGGTTGAAGATGCCAGCAAGGGCGGCGGCGCTGATCCTTTCCGCATCGCTGTGCAGCAGGGCCTTTCCCAGGTCTCTGACGCCAGTGCCTCTGCAACCGCTCACAAGGCCATGGTCTCCGATCTCGAATCGGCCTGGCAGACGAAGGGAGCTAAGTGATGCCTGCAGTTCAGACCACTTACAGCGCCCAGCACGCTCGCTGGGTCGAGGGCATGAACCTCAACATGGAGCCGTCCGTCGTCGTCACGCGCCTCGCTGAGGACGTGGAAGGCATCGGCTTCGGCAAGGTTTGCGTTCAGGGCACCGCCGACAATCAGGTCGTGGATTCGGAAGCCACGGCCAAGTTCGCCGGCATCGCCGTGCTCGACACCACTCGCCCGACGGGCAAGTACGAGCAGTACGAGAACGTGGCCGTCATGAAGAAGGGCGTCATCGTCGTGCAGGCCTCCGAGGCCGTCGCCGTCGGCGATCCCGTCTACTACACCCCGGCGACCGGCGTTCTGTCGAAGACGTCGACGTCGAACACCCTCATCCCGAATGCGACCTGGGATACCAGCACTTCTGGTGCCGGTCTCGCAGCCCTTCGCCTCGGCTAACCAGGAGCGATCTCGATGGACGCAATTATTACTCAGGACGCTCAGCAGGTCGCGATGAGCTTCCTTATCCGTCAGGCCTCGCTGATCGAGCCGACGGTCTATGCGATTAAGTACCAGGAGATCCAGTACGCCCAGCTGATCCCCGTCGACACCTCGGCGCCGGAATGGATTCAGTCGGTCACCTACTTCTCCATGGACTCGGTCGGTCAGGCCCAGTGGTTCAGCGGCCTCGCGCACGACGTGCCGAAGGTCGAACTGACCCGCGAGAAGTTCGAGACGACCGTCAGCATGGCGGCGATCGGCTACGGGTACACGCTCGAGGAGCTTGGCACGGCCCAACTGCTCGGCATGAATCTCAATCCGGACAAGGCCTCCGCGGCGCGCCGCGTAGCGGAAGAGAAGATCGACACCGTGGCCTTCATCGGCGATACCGGCAAGGGCTACACCGGTCTGGTCAACGCTTCCACGCCGACGGCAACCACGGCGCCGGCAGACGGTACCGGCTCGGCAACGACCTTCGCCAGCAAAACGCCGGATCAGATCCTCCGCGACATCAACGGTCAGCTCACCGGCATTTTCACCGGCACGCTTGGTGCGGAGATCGCGGACACGCTGCTCCTGCCGTATTCGGTACTGCTCGATCTCTCGACGCGCCGGATCGACGCCGTCAACCAAACCACCATCCTCGAATGGATCGAGCGGAACAACATCTACACCCGGACCACGGGGCAGCCGCTCACCATTCGAGGTGTGTTCGGCTACCTCGATACGGCTGGCGCCGGCAGCACCAAGCGCATGGTTGCTTACCGCCGCTCGCCCGAGGTGCTGAAGATGCACATCCCCATGCCGTTCCGGTTCCTGCCGGCTTGGCAGACCGGACCGATGAAGTTCGACGTCCCGGGCATCTTCCGCGTCGGCGGCGTCGACATCCGCCGGCCGAAGGCAGTCCGCTACCTCGACGGCATCTAAGGAGGACTGACCATGAAGGTGAAGAACATCTCGCCCGGTCCGCGTGGCCTCAATTCGAAAGCCGGCCCGGTTCTCGTGGAGCCGGGTCAGGTTGTCAATGTCGAAATGTCGGACGCCGAACTGAAGGTTTCCAAGGAGACCGGCTGGTTCGAGTTCGGCGCCAAGACCTCGACGGACGAAGAGAAGAAGTAACGGCGAACCCGGCGCGCAACTGCCGGGCGGTCAATACGAGACGGTGACGTCGACCCATCGGCCAACATCACCGCGCCCATAAATCTCAACTTCCACCCAGACGTCGCCGCGGATGATCATGTCTGCGGCGTCGCTGGTCATGGAGCCGTTTGAGAGCATCACTTCCAACGCCTGGCGATTAACGGCGTCTCCGAAGAAGGTATCGCTTTGGTCGCCTCGGTCGCGAATCCCGTAAGTGTGAAAGTTCGCTCGGTCTTGCCGGATGACCTGCCAAGGTCTCGTGAGCCGAGCTCCGCTCGAACTAAACAGGTCATCTCGGCTGATGTAAGCGCGATAGGCATCGATCAAACCAGCTGACCGCGCTCGGGTAATGGTTGCCTGTCCATAGGCCGACGAAGCGGCAATGACCGCCCCAACAAGTGCAATTGCAAGTTTCTTCATCATGCGTCACCTCCCGCATAAGGATACCTTTGCCGGTGGCGAATTCCAACTGCTTCGATAGGGCTAGGAGCGCATCATGCCTGGATACGGCGACAATGCAGGCTTCACGGCTTACGCTGCGGCGGCCGGCTATGTCTTTCCCGATGGCACGACCGATGAACAGAAGGCCGCTGCGCGTCAGCGCGGCTCTCTGGTGATCGATCGGTATGAGCCGCGGTTCAGCGGCAAGCGGACAGGCGGGTACGCCCAAGAGCGCGCATGGCCGCGCACCGGCGCCACGACCTATTACGGCGAGGCCATCCCCTCGAGCGAAATCCCGGTCGCCATCATCAACGCCTCATACGAGGCGGCTCTCCTCGAGTTAACCAACCCCGGCAGCCTGTCGCCGGTCGTTACAGGATGCGCGACGGTGAAACGCGAGAAAATTGGACAGCTTGAGGTCGAATATTCAACCTCTTCTTCAACGGACATCGACGATCTTGTCGCGCTCGCCACGCCGGTTGTCACGATCATCGAGGGGCTGCTCTGGCCGTTCCTCGTGCCGGTATTGCCTGGCGCTCTGGTGGTTTAACAGCAGCTAGCCCTTGCACGGGCAGCAATTAGATTACGCCCAGAGACATGAGCAACGAGACCGCACCGACAACCAGGATAACAACCTGAGCCAGCTGCTTCATCGCGGGGTCAATCGGAAGTTTCTGCACTGGGTAGAGCAAAACGACGGCGAAAAGGACTGTGACCAGGATGCTAATTACCACGGACATGCCCCAAGCCCTTTGAACAAAACGCCTTTCAGCAATGAAGCTGTAGATATGACTGAGTACCGGAAAGGGAAGAGCGCAGGATGGCAAACCCTCTTTTCGCCCGCCTGCAGGCTACGGCGCAGCGCCTGATTGCCAAATACGGCCAGGCTGGCACCGTAACGCGCATCACGCCTCCGGACCCGGTCAACGGCGGCGATCCGGTCGAAACCGCATACACGGCCACGCTCGTGCCGATGCAGTACGAGGCGAGGGAGATCGACGGGACCGAGATCCTCACCGGTGACGTCAAGATCTACATCTCGTCGGTCGGGTTGGCCATTGAGCCTTCGCCCGGGAATTTGGTAGCCGTCAGTGGCAAGACGTATCGCGTCATCCGCTCTGATCCGAACAACTACGACGGCCTGACGAACGTCGTCTTCATCGTCCAGGGACGGATCGCTTCTTAGTCGTGGCCAGGCGCCGACCACTGGAGCTGGAACAAGACGCTATCATCGCGTGACGGGAACCAGCAGTGAGCGTCGAGACCGGATGATTCAGCTTCGGCGCTTGGCTCCTTGAGAACGTAACAACCCGCATATGTCTTCACCGACTTGCAAAGCCGCTCCAGATCCGAATGGCGGACGTTTCTGACTAGAACAGGCTCAAACTCTTCCATTGGTTCGCTCCCCTGCGATCCGGCGGCACGAGACTATTATCGAAAGCTAATGTTGAAAAGAGAGGATTCCAGCCATGAAAATCCGCTTCGTGAAGGCCTATACCTCCCACGCCGTCGGCGACGTCGTCGATGCAGTCGACCTGTCGGGAGGTCTTGCTCAGGGCCTGATCAATCTCGGCATCGCTGAAAAGATGCCTGAGGAGAAGGTCGCCAAGAAGGGCGAGAAGGCTGGCGCCGCCGAGTAATGGGATCCCTTCGCCAACAGCTCGACGCGCTCATAGAAGAGCTTTCCCCTGCAATGGAGAAGGCCTTCCGCGAGGCGATCGAGGACATCAAATCGGAGATCGTGCTTCGTGAGGTCGTCGAGCGGCTCGAGCGCCGCGACGTGGAAGGCGCCATCGCGGCGCTTCACATCGACCTGGCAGCATTTCGGCCGCTCTCCGAAGCGATCCGGACCGCCTTCAACGCCGGCGGCCTCCGGGTCGCCAAGAACATGCCGCGTCTGTCCGATCCCATGGGCGGCCGCGTCGTCTTCCGCTGGGACGTGCTGAACCAACGCGCCGAACAGATCATCCGCGAAGCCTCGTCGACAATGATCACGCATGTGACCGAGGACACGAAGCAGATGGCACGGGAGAGGATCGAAGCAGGCTATGCCAAGGGGCAGGGGCCGAACACGATCGCTCTCGACATCGCCGGCCGGGTGAACAAGGTCACCGGACGCCGCGAGGGCGGTTTGCTCGGCATGACGTCGAAACTGGCCAGGACCGTCGAGAACGCTCGCACAGCGCTGCTCTCTGGCGATATTGAGGGCATAAAGCACTACCTGACGCTGACGCGCCGCGATAAGCGCTTCGACCGGCAGGTCGCCAAGGCCGTTCGGGAAGGTAAGCCGCTCCCGGCCGACGCCGTGCAGAAGATCACCGGCAGGCTTGCCGACCGATATGTCCAGCTCCGGGCCCAGACGATCGCGCGGACGGAAACCCAGTCATCGGTGCATGCGGCCAAGCACGAGGCTTATCAGCAAGGGCTGGACCGCGCCGGCCGCGATGCCGCTCTGGTTACCCGGCGCTGGCGCTCTGTTGGCGATGGCCGGGTTCGACACACGCACCAGGTCCTGAGCGGCGACGAGCTCGCGGGCATGGACCTGCCGTTTCAGTCGCCGTCGGGCGCCCTGCTGCGCTTCCCGGGTGATACGAGCCTCGGCGCCGGCGCGGCCGAGATCATCGGCTGCCGCTGCCACGTCGAATACAACTTCGACTTCGCGGAAGAATACGCGCGCTCGCGGGGCCGCTGATGGCTGAGAACCAATTCTTTGCGGCCCAGGTGTCGGAATGGGCGATGCAAGAGAAGGCGCGCCAAGAGGCTGTGTTGCGCGAGGCCGCTCAGATGGTCGCAAACAATGTGCGGACATCAGTGGCTGCCGGCGGCCGGATGCCGGTCGACACAGGTAACCTAAAGAATTCCCTGATGGCCTCGACCTCGGCCATGCCGATGGTCGACCAAGACGAGAAAGCCTATCCGGACAGCAGTGGCGAGATCGAGCTGATCATCTCGAACCTCGAAGTCGGCGGGACGCTCTATCTCGGGTTTCAGGCCGCCTACGGGCCCCGCATGAATTACGGCTTCGTCGGCGAAGACAGTCTTGGGCGGCTCTATAACCAGGCGGGATATGGATTCGTCGATGCCGAGGCGCAGGACTGGCCTCAGACGGTCAAGCGGGCGGAGGAGAAGGTTCGCGGTCGGTTCGAGAGAGGCTGACGCCTTCGGAAAGGCTCAGAAAAGCAGCCTGAATAATCGACAGATCTCGGATCGCCATGGAGATCACGTCTTGAGCGTGCTTCGTGCGAACGGTGCGGTTGAGCAGCAACGCGAGCGCTTGATGGATGAGGTCGTAAACCTCTTCGTCGCTGAGCGGGTGATTATCGGCCATGGGCCTAGAGGTAGCAGATGGCTGACACCGTTGAAAAGAAAATCTATCAGGCGCTGCTCATCCAAATGCAGGCCTTCGTTCCACCGGCAGGCGTAACCATCGTCCTGCCCGGGCAGACATTCACGCCGACGGCACAAAGCAAGTTCGTCTCGGTCGAGGTGCATTTCAACCGTTCGATCGAAACCGACCTGTCGCTCGTCATGGACCCGATCCGGCAAGGCTTCATGCGCACCAACGTCATGTGGCCGAAGGGTTCCGCCATCGTCGACGGCTACGACGTCGCCGGCCAGCTGCGCCAGCACGTCCGCCGCGGCACCAAGCTCTTCCGGACCGACACACAGGTTCGCATCGACGAGGATCCTGAGATCGGCGTCCTCGTCACCGGCGACACGCACCACAACATCCCCGTCACCACCCGGTGGCGCTGCTATCCGCAAGTTCCGGCCTGATTGGCCCTGCCGTTCCGCGCCTTCGGCAAGCGCAATCAGACATGAGAGGAAAACTCAATGCCCCAGCTCTATCCTGTGGCAGGCGCCAAGATTTATATCGGGCCAGCCGTCAACTCTGTTCCGGACGATGCGGACGTCATCGAATCCCTGTTCACCTCGGTCAGTTTCACCGAGGTCAAGGGCTGGCAGACCATGGGAGCGATCGGTGACGCCGCCACGCTTATCACCGAAGCCGTCATTTCTTCCGGCCGCGATCTCAAGGCCAAGGGCACGCGCAATGCCGGCTCGATGCAGAACAACTTCATCATCCTGCCGACCGACGCCGGCCAGATCGCACTGATTGCCGCGGAGAAGACCGACTACAACTATCCCTTCAAGCTCGCGTTTGACGACGCGCCGCCGGCCAAGACGACGACGGTGACGATGACGATCGCAAACCCGGGCGTCATCACGTGGGCGTCTCATGGGCTTGCCGCAGGCACTCCGGTCAAGTTCAGCACGACCGGCGCACTGCCCACCGGCCTTGTCGCCGGCACGACCTATTACGTCGTGAACCCCAACGCCAACGACTTCCAGGTCGCGGCAACTCCGGGCGGCGCAGCCATCAACACCACCGGCACCCAGTCGGGCACGCACACGGCCACGACCGTTCCGGTCGGAACGATCAAATACTTCTACGGGATCGTCATGACCGCCCAGGAGAACGGCGGCGGCGCCAACACCGCCCGCCTGCTGCAGGGCAACGTCGAGATCAACTCGCCGATCCTGACGATCGCTCCGATCGGTTGAGGTGATTGATGTCTGAAGAGTTCGTCGACCTTTCCGGCCTCGAAGCCCTCGTCCAGTCCCAGGAAGAGGGCATCGAGCTCGACATCCTCAATGAGCAGGCCAAGCCGATCGGCCTCAAGATCAAGATCGTCGGTCCGGACAGCGACCGGATGCAGAAAGCAATGCGCGATGTCGCTGCCGAGTTCGCCAAGGCGGCCGCGGAGCGCGAAAGCCTCGGCGAGGCGCCGACCGACGACGGCGACGCCCGCATGATCGCTATCCTCGCCAAGGCGACGGTGAGCTGGTCGCCGAATCCGAAGATCGGCGGCAACGTCGTGCCCTTCTCGGAGGAGAACGTTCGGAACCTCTATTCGAAGTTCCGCATAATCCGTGAGCAAGTCGAGGTCAGGGCGGTCCGCCGGAGCTCTTTTACCAAAGGCTCACCGGCCGCCTCTGCCAACTGATCGAAGATCAGCACCACGGCAAGAGGATCGTCGTCCCGGCGGCCGGTGAGCAAGTCTGGTGGTGGTTCAGAGAGCTTGACAGCCAGCGCACCGGCAACGGCTACGGGCCCAACGCTCTCGGGTTCCAGGCGATCGGAGAATGGGCGAGGCTTCGCGGCCTCGTCCTCAAGCAGTGGCAGCTGGATGCCATTCTGGCGATGGATTTGAAGCGTCGAGAAATCATGGCGTCGAAAGATGAAGCGTCAGAACCGGAAAACGCGCCGGTTTCCGAGCGTCCGCTCACGGCGCGTCTGTTCGATGCGCTGTTCCCCGGCAAAAGAAAGTGAGCGATAGCGCTCAATCGTCCTCGTCAGCATCCAAGGGTAAAAGCGAATGACCTTTCAGCCAGTCCTCGAGGATGAGGAGGATTGCAGTCTCTCGGCTGATGCCCTGTTCTGCCATGAAGATTTGGATGCCACGCTCCACGTCGTCGCTTAAGTCGATCATTACTCGCCCCGTAGTTGTCGCCGGGCGATCAAAACCAAGTTTCCACTCAAATGACAAGGCTCCCGCTGGGAGATTGCGAACGAATGACCGAAGCGACCCTTGGTTTCAAAATCGACAGCTCACCGGCGTCGTCGGCCGCGGCTGATCTCGACAAGCTGACTGCGTCTGCCGTCCGGACCGAGCAGGCCGTCGGCAAGCTTGAGACCGAAGCGGCAGGCCTCGGCGCGGCGCTGGGTAAGGCTGCTGACGGCGCCCGCAAGGCGGGAGCGCCTGTTGAGAGCCTCGGGCGTTCCTTCGGCTCCCAGGATGAGCATATCCGCGCGTTCCGCCTCGAGGTCGAGCGGCTCACGATGAAATATAGGCCGCTCGCCCAGGCAACGCAGCAATATCAGGCGACGGTTACCGAGATCCAGCGCGCGCACAAGCTCGGCGCCATTACGGCGCAGGAGATGACCGCTGCACTCGATCGCGAGCGCCAAGCCTATGAGCGCCTGAAGACCTCTGCGACGGCCGCCGGCGCCGCTATGAAAGCTGCCAACAGCAACAGGGGAGGCGCGCAGAGCTTCAACTCGGCCAACGCAGCATTTCAGTTTCAGGACATCGCCGTCACGGCCGCCATGGGAATGAACCCGCTGATGATCGGCCTTCAGCAGGGCACGCAGCTGGCAGCCGTCGTGGGTTCGATGGAAAGGCCGGTGGCGGGCCTTGCCGCTGCCTTCACGTCGCTGATCAACCCGGTGTCGCTGGTGACGATCGGTTTGACCGCTGGCGTTGCCGCTCTCGTCCAGTATTTCACGACGGCCGAAAGCGGGACCGGAAAGACGAACGCGCTGTTCGAAGAGCAGAACGATCTGATCCGCCGCGCGGCCGCGCTCTGGGGCGACGCTGCTCCGCAGTTGAAGGCCTATGTCGACGAGCTCGACCGTGCCGACAAGATCACGCAGGGCCGAGAGGCTTCCGAGATCCTGGCCGGCCGTGAGCTCGAAGGCCTTGGCGAGCAGTTGCAGGGCATCGGACAGCAGTTCTCCGAAGCCGTGCGCGGGCTCCGCGGCATTGATGCGGATCCTGCGTTCATCCGCGACTTCTCACAGGCCTTCGGTGATCTTCGCGAACGTCTTGACGATGGCACTGCATCCATAGCCGACATCAACAACGCTCAGCGCCTATTGTCTGAGGCTGTCGACCGTTACGGCATCAAGTCCGTACTCGGCTTCCGCGATGCCTTCGATCTCATCACGAAATCGATCCGCGACAGCATCGAGGCTGCAAAGCAGGCGAGGGCGGAATGGATCGCAGCCATCGCCGGCGGCACCAATGTGCAGGACATCATTTCCGGCTCGTTCTTCACCGACAACGGCCGAACGATGCGCACGGCGGACTTCGTGCCGCTCAACCCGGCCGTTCCGTCGCGGCGCCCGAACATCGAACTCAGCGGCGATCCGGACGCCACGACCATCCTCAATCCCGACGGCCTACTGACGAACGTTCCGGTCCCGGGCCAGAAACCGAACTTCTTCGAGCTCGAGGAGCAGAAGGAGAAAGTCGACGACGTCACGAAAGCCTACCGTCAGGCGGCCGAGGCGAAGGCGGACTTCTGGCTCGACGTCTCGTTTCAGGAGCGCCAAGCCGAGCGCAGCGCGATCGATCGACAGGTCGCCAGCACGCTCAGCCGTTACGGCATGAACGAGGATCTGAACTCGCCCGAGGCCAACGCGATCCGGTCGCAGCTTCAGCGCGAGCAAAACCGGGAGCTGGTCAGCAGCTTCCTGACCGACTTCCGCGACGGGTTGCTGGAAAACAGCGGCGATATCGGCAAGGCTATGGGCGACGCGATCAAGAACGCGCTGCTCAATGCTCTGGCGAAGGCAAGCGACCAGGCGATCGAGCGGCTCACCAACTCGCTCGTGAACATGTTCTTCAGCGGCGGAACTTCGTCGACGGTATCTGGCGGCGGCGCGGCGACAACCACACTCAGCGCACTGCTCGGCTACGGTGGCAAGGCGGCGAACGACAACCGCTCTGTAGGTGGCATCAACGCTTACGCCAAAGCCATCCAGTCGATAGAGAGCGGCGGCAATTACGGCGCGCTTGGCCCCGTCACCCGATCGGGCGACCGCGCCTATGGCGCCTATCAGGTCATGGGCGCGAACATCGGCCCGTGGTCCGAGGCCGCGCTCGGCCGCCGCCTGTCGGCTCCTGAGTTTCTGAACGATCGGTCGGCGCAGGATGCCATCTTCAACCACCGTTTCGGAGGCTATGTCGATAAGTACGGCGCGTCGGGAGCCGCGCAGGCATGGTTCGGCGGACCGGGCTCTGTCGGCAAGGGCGGCATGGGTGCGGACATCCTCGGCACGACCGGCAACGCCTACGTCGCAAAGTTCAACAGCGCGCTGGAGAAAGCCAGCGGCAGCCTCGGGCAATTCGGGGGCGGTCTCAGCCAGTTCGGCCAGGTGCTCGCCTCGAGCGCAAGCGGCGGCGGGTCCGGTCTCCTCAGCAGCCTGTCGTCCTTCGGCATGAGCGTGTTCTCGCGCTCTGGCCAGTTCGCCTCGGCGATGCTCAGCGGCGGGATCGGTCTCTTCGCCAACGGCACGAACTACGCTCCGGGCGGTCTGTCGATCGTCGGCGAGCGCGGTCCGGAGCTCGTCAACCTTCCGCAAGGGTCCCAGGTCACCAGCAATCACAAGCTGATGTCGATGGCCGCGAACAGCAATCGCGGCTCCAACAGCGCCGGCACCATGAACGTCAATGTGATCGGCGCCAATGGCGATGAGCATGTCCGGATGCTCGTTCAGCAGGGCGTCGGCGAGGCTCTGCGGGAATATAACGAGCAGCAGCGCCGCGGCGGCTTCGGCCAGATCCAGACACGCTACACGTCTCAGAAGGGCTGAGGATGGCCAGGTCATACATCAATCAGCCCACCGTCCCGATCCAGTATCTGCGGCCGACCCGGGCGAGTTTCGACAATGTTGGCTCTGGCATCGATGGCGGGGTCAACGGCAACGGCGAATCCATCTCGATCGAGATGAGCGGCGGAGGCCGGGTCACCGCAACGTACGAGCGTTGCGTCCTGCAGGGCGACGACATGGAGCGCCACGAGGTCATCAACTGGATGGGCGCTCGAGGAAACGGCGGGTTCCGGTTCTTTAACGTGCCGATCATCAATGACGGCATCGGGCCTTTCCCGGTCATCAACGGCAAGCGCCGGCCGATCGTCAGCGGGATACCGCATTCGGACGGAGCGCTGTTTTCGGATCTGTCGGGATACTCACAGGCGACCGTCTGGGGGAAGTTGACTGCTGCCGCGACTGTCGGGGCCGGTCAACTCTCCATGCGCGTCTACGAGGCTGCAAGGCCACTGCGCTGGTCGGACTGGTTTTCGATCTACCACCCGACGAAAGGCTGGCGAGCCTATCGATATTGGGAAAGTCACAAAGCGGCTGAGGGAGTGGAAAGCGTCGGTGGCGTCAATCTCAGCTACGTCGATTACCAGCTCGCCACCAGTCCGGCACTGCGCGAAGCGTCCGTGCTCGACACGCGAGTCGAGCTGGCGCGGCCGCTATGCGTCATGAAGTTCCCGCAAGGCTTCACACTGCCGTGGGATTATGAGGCCTGGTATCAAAGCCGGCCGACCCTGCAGTTTGTCGAGGCGTTCTGATGGGCTGGATACCTGACAACGTTATCGAGGAGATGCGCGGCAGCCATCAACTCGGCATCTTCCTTCGCGTGGACACGGACCCCGCGCTGCATATGTGGTTCGGGGTCCACGACATCCAAACTGGTTTCGACAGCATCGACCCGGACGGAACAGTCTATCTGGGCGGCGGCGTGCTTCAGGGAGTGCCGACGCTCGAGGTTCTGGTTAACGGCACGGCGGACAGCGTCGAGTTCTCAGTTTCGGGCATCGACCCTGCCACTGGTGGCAAGATGCTTGACAGTCTGCCGCCGCTGCGCGGCGCCGCGGTCCAGCTCGGCCTGACCACTTTGGATCAATATTACCAGCCGATGAGCAAGATCATACCGATCTGGACGGGAACGGCATCGCACGTCTCGGAGTCTAACCCGATGGTCACGGCGAACGAAAGCCCGAGACTGACGATGGCGCTCTCCGTCGTGTCGGGCGAGACGACACGCTCGCGCGCGTCTCGATCGCTGTGGTCTGCGCCGCATCAGAAGGCGATCTCGCCGACGGACCTCTTCTGCGATGGCACCGCTCGCCTGTCGCGCGGCGTCCAGCCGGTCTGGCCGCACTACACCTGAGGCCTCGATGAACATCCATGACTTCTTGAAGCTGCCGCATCGGTTCCGATGGGGCGGCCTGGGCGGCGATGATTGCATCATGTTCTGCGCCTCGTGGGTTGCCGATCAGACGGGCGTCGATCCCGCTGAGAAGGTGAGGGGGACCTATCGGGATGAGGAAGGCGCTCTTGCTTTCGTCGCTCGCTCTGGCGGCCTGATTCCGATGATCGACAACGGCGTGAAACCGTTCGGCTACGGGCGGACAGATAGCCCGGTAACCGGCGACATCGGCGTAGTGCTGGCACCGTCCGACATCGACGGCACAGTCAAGGAGATCGGGGCCATCCGCTTCGGTCCCCTCTGGGCCGTGTTGGCGCCTGCCGGCGTCAGGGCAAAACGATTCGACTTCGTGGCGGCTTGGAGCCGGGGAGATAAGGCTTGAGCCTCAAGGTCCTTTATGAGAGCGCGCCGTCTGAAGAAATCATCCATCGCGCGCGGATCGATCTGAGAGCGAGTTCCGCACACTACAGCCGTGTTCTCTTCGATCCGATCTTCACGCCGATCTTCACGGCATTGTTTACGCCGATCTTCGGCGCCGGTACCGCGCTGACGACTTTCGCCGTCGGCGCTGCATCTGCCATTGCGACGACTGCTTTAACAGTCGGCCTGCAGTTGCTCCTTGCGCCAAGCGTCAAGACGCCGAAGCCTGAAGACGGCAAGGTTCCGAAGACGCAGGCGATACCCTACCGCTGGTGGGGCGTCGGCCGGACCCGTGTCGCCGGCGCCTATATGCTTTGGGAGGCGAAGGGCCCTTATCTGTATGCCGTTCAGGCGCTGGTCGGCCACCGCATTAAGTCGATCAATCGCTACTATCTGCACGATGATGAAGTGACGATCGGCGCTGGGAACTATGTGAATGGCTTGGCCGATGGGCGTTACGGCGATCAAAAGGTTCGGCTATATAGCCGTTTGGGAGCAAATCCAGAAACGGCCTACGCGGATGTCGTAGCCGGCATTCCGGAATCGTGGACGAATGCGCATCGTGGTGATGGGCAAGCGTCAGTCGCGATGATCGCCCGGACCCCAAAACAACAGCATTACAACAGTCGTTTCCCGTACAACGCGCCGTCGGTTTCCGTCGAAGCTGATCTCGCATATTGCTGGAATTTCCGCGATCCCGCCCAGGACCCTGAAAATCCGTCGACATGGACCTGGTCGCAGAATTGCGCCGAGATCCTCGCTTGGCATCTCTGCTTCAACGAGTTCGGGGAAAGGCTGGATTACACGAAGGCCATCTTGCCAGTCCTCGATCTCTGGATCGAAGAAGCCGATATCTGTGACGAAGACGTCCTCTTGGCCGGCGGCGGGACGGAGAAGCGCTACCAGTGCAATGGCTACGACACGACGGAGAACGGGCCAAAGGCCGCGACGAATGCTATCCTGGCCGCCTGTGACGGTCATCTGGTGGCGCGAGGCGACGGTGCCCGCATCCTCACCGTCGGCAAATTCAGGGAGAGCCGCTGCGGGGTCCTGACGGACGCGGACATCGTCGGGCACAACATCCAGTATGACGTGCTGTTCGAAGACGAAATCAACCGCCTCATCCCGAAGTTCTCCTATCCGGCGATCGACTATGCGACGGCGGACACGGACTATTTCGAGGACAGCGAAGCGCAACTGAAAGCCGGTCGCGTGCTCGCGCAGGAGGCGGAATACACGTGGGTCCATCAGTGGCGGCAGGCCCGCAGGCTGGGAAAGCGAGAGTGGCTTCGCATCCAGCAGAAGACGCGCGGCTCGATCGATGTCCGGCTCTCAGGCATCAACTCGGTCTATAACCGCTGGAACCGGCTGGAGACGCCGAAACGGCTGCCCAGGCTTGACGGAAAGATCATCGAAAACCGCCGCGCGCTGCTCTCGGTCACCCGGGGCGGGTTCTCGATGGATATCGTCGAGCATCCCGACAATATTGATGCGTGGGCGCCGGCAGTCGACGAGGGGCAGCAGCCGCCTGTACCTCCGGCCCCAAACCCGGCAGGGCTAGTGACACCGGTCATTAACCTGGTGCAGGCGAAAGCCAGTTCCGGAAGCGTCTATATCCGTGTGGTGATCATCGATCCAGATGACGAGAGCCTGACGCCGACGGTGCGGTACCGTGTGGCGAATGCTGATGGGCTAGGCACTCCTGGCGCTTGGGTGGAGCAGAAGAACGAGGATGCTGACCCGTCTGGCGGATACATCGATCTTGCTACGGCAGTCGTACCGGCTGACAAGCTGCTCGACGTGCAGGCCGCGTTTATTGCTTCGAACGGCCGCTATTCCGATTGGTCCGTCACGGCGAACATCACGTCGACGGTTGATTCAGTCGCGCCGGGAACGCCGACAAACCTAACCGCGCCGAACTCGGTGACGACGGTTCCAGTGAGTGCCAAGGCGGCGAACGACAATACAAGGTTCCTCATCTTCAAACGTGGCACGACAGCGCAAAGCTTCGCCGCCGCAACAACGATCGGAACCTATTCCGTTACCGCCAACCAGACGATCTCGTTCAATGATACGCCTGGTGCAGGAACCTACAAATACTGGTGCGGCGCCGAGAACATCTCCGGCGTGCCATCCGCTTCGCAGGCGTCGGTAACCACCGTCGTCACCTAACGCAAACAGACATCACCTTTCTTCGCTCTGGCAGTGCGCCGGGGCGCTTTCGCATGAGGAAAACTCAATGGTTGAACTTGCAGCCACGATCTTTTCGGATGGGCCGAGCTCGAACCCTGACCAGCCGATGAAGCCTCGGATCAGGGAATGGGGCACGTGGATCGAAGGGATCATCGCCGCGTTCACGTCGAATGGTGGCCTGATCTACGACACTCGCGCCGAGCTGTTTGCTGACACCTCCTTCACTGAGAACCGCATGGCGTGGGTCATTGCGGACCCGACCGTTGGCTATAACGGCGTCTATGGTTTCGATCCTGCCACCGACGTGTGGGATAGAAAGTCGGACCTGCCGTTTTCGTTCATCATCGCATCGGACACAGGTGCCGGCAGTCCCAACGCCATCCAGGCGACGACGAGCATTCCGATCCCGGGATCGGCGCTCGTCTGGATGAATATCGCTGACTCGAACACATCAAGCCCGGTTACCGTCTCCTTCAACGGCGACTCGGCACTCACGATCAAGACGAATAGTGGCACGGACGTCGCTGCTGGCGGTCTGAGTGCCGGAATGATCGTGATGGGCATCGTGACCGGCTTGACGTTCCGGCTGTTGAGCGACCAGCAGAGCGCGGCGATTGTTGCGGCAGCGGAGGCCGCGCGCGATGCAGCGCAGGCTGCTGCAGCGAGCGTGAACATCAAAAATGTGGCGACGCGTTCCGCATTAAAGGCGCTCAACACTGCGGTGACAACGCTCGCTTTCTTGGGCGAGACTGGCAGATATGGAACATTTGCCTGGAGGGCGGGGGATTACTCCACCCATATAGCTGCGGATACTCAGGAGGCCGTCTACATCAAGGCTGACGCTATTTCCGCATCCGCGGGCGCTTGGGTGAGACAACATGACGGGTGGTTGCGGCCTGAATGGTTCGGTGCGGTGGGCAACAATTCCGCTGACTGCGGTCCTGCCTTCAGGAAGATGTTTGCTTTGGGAATATTCCTTGGTGCAGCTACATTTTCCGCTACGCCAGGAGCGATCTATCGGTTCAGTTCGCCCGACCCGGTCGACGTCAATCAGGCATACGCTATCGCTGTTCTGAACGTAGCAGTTGACATTCACATTCAAATGCGCGGCGCCCGGTTCGTCATCACCAATAGCATCAGATCTGCCGCCGCCATAGCGGCCGGCACACCCGGGACGCTCTTCAGATTTGAAAGTGTCAACATCGGAGAGGCTACTGGCAACGGACAGAAGTTCCATGTCGATGGCGGCTTCTACGACTCTACTCAGGTCGCAGCCTCCACAGAGGCTGTCCAGACGATTGGCATTTTTAGCGTCGTCGGCAATTTCAACATGATCTGCGAGAACGCGACGTTCTACCATGGCGTGAATGCCCCAAGTGGCGAGAACGTCGGGGTCGGAGGAGGAGACCAAAGCTTCTTTCTGAGCGGCTTCGCCTCTGCATCTTTCGTCAGCTGCGACTTCATTGGGCCGCCGGACTTGGCCATCTATGCGTCCAACAGCGTCGGCAAGTACATGCGCGTGGTCGCATGTCGTTTCTACTGCTTCAAGGCAGCTATCGGCATCAAGCGGTTCAGCGGCTACTACATCGTGCTTGGGTGCGTTTTCGAGCGCGGCGACATCGCCATTTATGAACCCGTTGCGGACGGGCTCACGACCAACAACGGCGGAATCGGGATTATCTCGAACAACATCTTCCGCAAGATACAGACGAGGCCGATCGACATTTCCGCTCGCTCCGATCGATCGCGCGTGACCGATAATATCATTGAGGATTTCGGTCGCAGGTATTCGGATGGTGGCGAGCTTGCTGTGGTCGAGCAGATAAGCGGAGTGCGAGTGCGTGCATGGTGGGTCAACGTTTCAGACAATTGGATCGGCTTGGCGGATTGGACGCTTGGAACCACGGCCGGCAAGGAACAGGTTGGTGTTACGTTTGGATATGATGGCAGCCATGCCAAGGGCGCCAACAATTGCGTGGCCGACGAAAACACATTCTTCGGCCTTTATCGACGTGTCGTGTACCAGGCGAACACGAGCGGCAATTCGCAAAGGAATAACAAGGGTATAAGCGTATCGCAACCTGACAGCGACAGCGGGCAGAATAATTTGCCCATTTCACTTCCTGATGGTCAGGCGACATCGGTGATGATGCCGAGTAATCGGTGCGTTGTCCTAATCGAAAGCCAGTCTGATGCCGCCGGCTTTCCCAATGGCCACCTCTGGGTCAACACTACTGGAGCTCCTACGAACCCGGTGCCTATGGGCTTCATCACGACGACGAATATCTCGTTCACCACCGGGGCGCTTGCAAATGGCGGCGGCGTCGCCAGTAACATTACCTTCTCTGCTCACTCGGATGGCCGGCTCTACATTGCCAACCGAACGGGTGGCACGAAACTGCTCAAGGTATCCTTCATCGATCGGTAGGGTGGCGCTGGCTGCGCCGCTCTGCTGCTTCATCGAAGTTCTGCCAATAGTTGTCAGAGAAGCGGCGTGAAGCGCGGACAAGGTGCCTGAAGGTACGCGCATCATAGTTATTCTCGCGGATGAGATCGAAGAGTAGGCCAGTATTTCCTGCCTCGGCCAAGGTGTTGATTGTGCTGTGACCCAGAAAGGGGCATCTCACAATATGGAGGTTTGGTGTCTTCGGAAGGCGAGCGGCATGCCGCCTGTCTATTCGTGTGAACCAGTCGACGAAGACGAAGGTCTCCATTGGGAGATCGCCCTCCTCGACTTTCATCCCCTTGTGTATCGGCTCGCGGTAATAGAGTTCGGACCTGGCGCGGTCGAACTGCCATACGTCCTTCAGTTCGATAGAATGCTGCGGCGAAAACGCCAGGCCGATTTCAGCCCCGAGCGCGCTTCCGTACTTAAGCGCCGCGTATGCGCCCATGCTGTGACCATAGGTGATCACCCGATCGTATCGCTTTAACAGCGGCAGGATCTGGGAGAGGACCTTATCCATCTCGCGCCGGCAGTACCACGCCTTCTTGTAGTCTGTGATCCCGATGACCGAAATGCCACGCTTACGGAAGAAGTCAGCGCCCCAAAGCAACTTGTGGCGAGTGATCGAATGAAAACTGACTACGAGAAGGTCGGAACGTTCCGCTGGCTGGTATTGTGCGACAAGGCAACCGGTATCCACCAAGTCGATTCGGGCGGTCTCCAGCTTGTTGAGCATCGCCTTGCTTTCATCCCCTTCCAGGTCCGCGAGCGCGGATAATCTATGGCAGGAATCGTAATATCTTCAACCATCAATAGAAAGGTGCGCCAATGTCGACGCCGCTAGAGCAAATCAACCGGAGTGCAATTCATCGCGTGCTCGTCCAGAACAAGCGTGAATGGTTGGGGCACTGCTTCCACTTCGCCTACAGCCCGCAAGGGGGGGAGTACTGGACCGAACTCGTGAAGTCGCCTGAGACACCGCTGCCGCCAGAAGCAGTGGCGTACCTCGAGGAGTTGCGCGCCAGCGATATCCCTGAGATGGAGGTATAGGCCTGCCCGTACCTCGGGCGCGTTAGTTTTTATTGTGCAATTAAGCACTACAAAGGTTGCATATGTGGACTGGGTTCCCTCGGAACTCTAAGTTTCAGCAATCGATTCGCGCCTGTCACACCGATCTTCATATGCGTGCAATGAGGGGCCTCAGCTAAATTCCAATTGAACAGCAAATGAAAAGCTCCTAACGCTAAGCGCATATTTTTGCACGTTTGGAGGGCAGC